TTGCTTTAACCCAACGAAGAAACTCTGAAGCGACATCTGATTTCTTATTACCAGCGTTGAGTTTTTTGAGAAGCGTTGAATTTACAAAAGCATTCGTCCCTACGTTGAACGAAAAAGAAACAAGTGCGTCATACTCATTCTGATTAATCTTCAGCTTTACAAAGCTGCTGACACACTGTTCGAACCGTTCTAAATCTTTTTTGAGATACTTCTCTGCTTGTTCTTCAGAGATAGTCATCCCTGGAACTACTTCGGGTCCGGTGTGTCCGTAACCCACTGTGTCAACATTCGCAGCGCACTTATAGCTCTTTAAGCGAAGCCCTTCAAACCGTTTGATCAGGTTCAGACCTTTCTCGCTCAGTCTTGTCATCATCAAAGCTCGAAATCTGTGGCGTAATTAGACACTGCTTCTGACAGTCTTTTAACTTCTCCTTCATAGAGAGGTAGTAGGACGAAGCTGTCTTTTCAGACTCTTCCAGAGCCTGAACCACTTTAACCGCGATTTCGCACTCGTTTTTGGATAAAGAGGCCACCAGAAAATCTCCTGATGACCTTTATTTTATTAAGCGTGCTTACGCTGCGGTGTAAGTGACTCGATACACACACGGAGAGCGATCAGTCTTCTCTACGTAGAGATAATTAGCGACTGAAGCGGCCACGCTGAAAGTGAAGGAAACGTCGCTTCTATTCGAAATCTTAGGAGCAGCTACTTCGCCGAGAATGCTTCCGTCAACACCACTTTGAACGTAAACACGACGGATGTTTTTGGAATCAGCAGAGACAGTAACAGTGCCAGTTCCAGTGGTGCTAGAAACAACGTTATATTTGTCTGAACGAAGGTTTGAACCCTCAGAAGTATCTTCAGTAGTGCTACCGATAGTGACGTTTCCGCCATCTTGTGAACGGTATTGACCGAAGCGGGTAATGCCTGCGGGAGCCGCGCCTAATTCGCGGTTAAAAGTTACTTCTGCCACGAAAACACAGCAAGTTCTTAATTAATAATAGCCTCTAACATAGAAGTAATGTAAAACAAGAAATTCATGACCGGTAAGCGCGACTTAAGCACTGCCCGCGAATGGGGACGTGAAATTTTAAAAACTCACGAATTAGAAAAATTTGACGTAGCGCCTCAAACGTCTTTAATCCCAATCATTGACGTCACGCAGGTCCAGGCGGACGCTCAACCCCGAAAAATGACTATTTCGGGAGTCATTAACTCAGCAATCCAGGCAGGGATCATCGACGCTGCTGGAGGTGGCGGAGGAGGTGGTATTACAGCAGTGGTTCAAGACACCACGCCTCAGCTCGGTGGAAACCTCGATGTAAACGGACAGTCAATCGTCAGTACCTCTAACCAGAACGTAAAGGTCGCACCCGATGGGACTGGCGTTACCGAGTTTATGGGAAGTGCGGGTTACGACGCTGCAATTCAGCTGAACTGCGAAGTCAACACGCATGGAGTCCAGATCAAATCTCCTCCTCACAGCGCAGGAGCCACTTATACGCTCGTTCTGCCTGTCTCTGCTGGAATTGGTACAGCAGGTCAAGCTTTGAGAAACGACGGAAGTGGGAACTTATATTGGGGCTGATTAATTTCACAAGATTATGAACTACAACGCTCTGAACGCTCTCTACTACGAAGCCACTTTATTTTTGCTTAAGTTTTTTCCTGGGTTAGCAAAAAACCCCTGGATTAAAAAACTGCGGGAATACTGCCGGGAAGACTGGGCTGAGTTTCGTACAGAGATAACTATGGAGAAACTTGACGCGCAGATCGAAGAGATCCACGAGGCGTGGGACGAGGAATTTAACCAGTATCAAGCAGTCTTTATAGAAGAGGAACCTGACGGATCAGAAGCACAGAAACTTCTGGGTGGTCCTATGAGAATTACTTCTTCTTGGAACGACGATAAGCTTTAGCTTTTTTCTTCGCTCGAACGCAGTTGGGAACCATCTTCCCTCCCTTCTTTTTCATACCTTCTTGGACGTAACCATCCCAGCAGGGTCCTTGCTTAGCCATGTCACTTACCTCGTTTGTATGCACGAGCTTTTTTGCCAGCCCGTTTGGCTTTTTCAGTGTTGGCTACATGAGTGTTTACAGGTTTACCTCGTGTAGCTCTCTTTTTTTTCTCATCCGTAGCCTTCCTCTCATCAGCAGACATCGACGCCCACGCTGCCTTTGGCAGATAGCGTTCTGTGCGTCCCTTCTCGCGAGCCTTATCAGCCATAATTAGTCCTTTTTCTTTTCGTATTCTTCACGAGTTTGCCAGTCTTCTTTGCTCCACTTAGAAAGCTTGTTTTTGCTCGATTTTTTGCCTTCATATTTTCCACCCATTTCTTTATAGTATTTTGTCGCTAACTGCATTGCACGTGCAGAGTGACCGCCCATTTTTTTCCGGGCTTTTGCTTTAGCTCTAGCCCACTTTTCGGGGTGCTTCTTCTTTGCGGTTTCAGCCACGGCTAGAAAGCTTTTCCTCTAGTTTATCGAACTTTTTGATGATCTTCTGAGCCGTCTTACGGTCAGTGCATTCCCAAGCTTTCGAGTTCAGCTTGGCGAGCTTTTTACACTGTTTAATTTTCTTCATTAGTTTCTCCCACTGGTATTTCGTTCGTCTTTCTTACCGCGCTTCTTCTCAGTTTTATATTTTTGTGCTCGGGTTTTAGCTCTGGTGGCTTTGCTCATCTCACCACGACGCTTACCCTTCTCTGTTGCTTCGACAGTACCGTCTTTTAAATCACCTGACTTCTGGAGTGATTTAGTTGCAATAGCGTATGCTGCTCCTTTCTTCATGTCGGGATTTTCCCGCATGATCGATTTAACAGCGTCCTCAAGTATCGCAGGCATAACACTATAGAAGCTCCTACAATTTTAGAGGATACTATAAAACTATGGTTGACTATCTCGTTAACAACTGGAGTGAAATTGCCGGAATTGCAGGTGCTCTGCACTTCCTTTGCTTAGCTATCGTCAACGCCACGCCTACTCCGAAGGACGACGAGATCTACGCTAAGGCGTATAGGATCATCGAAGTCATTGCTGGTGTCCTCACTAAAACAGCGAAAAAGTGATTGCTTTCGCTGTCATTCTGCTGCTGAACACAAGTCCTGTTTCCTGGACGATGGGATGCGTGCAGATGCTGGAAGCGATTGCACAAGTTGAAAAAGACGAATTCTTTAACCGTCCTGAAAACAAGTGGGCTAAGCAACGTCTGATCCGAAAACTAAGGCGTCACGGACCTCCTGATTGCATCCTGGTACGCTCCGTCTTCTAGCTAAGCAGCAGAAGGTAAAAGGAGCGTATCTTTTTCCATCCAGTTCGTAAAAACTGGTTCAGTCTCGACGACATCCTGTTGGTTAACCCAACTTAGGATTGCGTCTTCACGTTCTGGTGTCCAAAAATCCTGGCCTCTAAACCAGACAAACCAAGAAATATCTGACTTTATAAGGTTGCACTCGCCACAACAGCCCACAAGGTTATTTTTGACTGTTTTACCTCCTTTTGACTGAGGTACTACGTGATCTAATGTGCTGGGTTTCGCGCGTCCGCAGTACGCACATTCAGGCCAAGAGTCGAGAATCGTTCGCCTAAATCGCTTGCGAGCAGATCGTTTCTGTAAACAACAAAGGTTGAATACCAGATCATTCTCGCTCACAAGCATGTGCGCGTTTGACTATATTTTACCCTATAAATAGGGCTATTTTTATTTATTAAAGTGTGTCAAGAATAAGCAAACCAGAAGATGATACTGCTTTTGCAACAGGTCCCCACGGTTTCGCACCTTGCCATGCAGTCGGTTCACCAGAAGCAGTGGTAAACCCACTTGAAGCTGTATCTACGTAATAGAATCGACCAGTTTCAAGGTTCTCCTGCTCATAATTAATAATTCTGGGGAAGTCCGCTGAAACAAACTCACCGCTTACTGCACTTTCCTTCGAAATACCGAAGAAATTAGAGTTACCACTGACAGTGGGGAACGGTACTTTTCCGTCCAAAGGACCTAGCTTCCATACATAACCACTAGGAGGAGTGCTTCTGGCGTGAATGACAAATACGTTATGATTAGCGTCGATCATAGAGCTTGGGAAAGCGCCGTTGCTGGCAGTTCCAGAAAGCAAGATATAATCTAGTTCTTCGTATGAAGTTGTACCACTAGGTTTAATCAGAAAGGCTGCTGTTCGCATCGAAGTAGATGCACCACTGCTAATCGGGGCACAGATTCGATCATATACGGGATCATAAACAGGTGAATTCCCGTGATAACAATTTAAAGCTCCTTCTCCAAATGGTTTTACTTCATCGTCAAAATAACCACTACCGGGACAATCAAAAGCGCTTATTTTGAAATTACGGAATCTTGGAGATAACGGAGCGGTTGTACCCTCGTTGTAGTGAGCGAATATATTATTTGTGCTATCGATATACGTGATTCCTCCGCGATAACTGACATTTATTTGACCAGTAGCTCTGTTACTGATAACCGAGATATTATTTCCACTAGGTGCAGTAGAAAGCATATTTACAACATTATTTGTTCCATAACCAGTTAAGAAGAAGTTACCAGAAGTTGCAGGGTTGTAGACCGCAGTAGGTAACATACCATGAGAAGTATTGTCTAGATTAACGTAATTAGCTGTGCCTGCAGTTTTTACTACATAATTACCCGAAGTTTCTACACTAAGTCCTTTTAACTGGTAGTTAGGACTGACAAAACTATTGAATAAACAAACGTGTTTTTGAAAAGCAGGGTTGTAGCTTATGCAAGAATTTTGTGTGCTTGTAGGTGTCGTAATGTTGTAATCAGGTCCTTTTTGAAGAGTTCCTCCAGAAATTTGAACCGTAAAAAACCGCATTTGTGTAGCGGTGGTGTAATGACTAATTACAAACTGATTAGTAGATGTATCAAAATCACAACCCCAATCAAGCTGCGCAAGATTCGAACTAATTAACGAAACAGGAGTACCCATAAAAATATCATTGCCAGAAATAATCGCACTCCGACCATAAAAATAATAACTTGGACCTTCGTAAGTGATTAAAAAACCACTTTGGACAGGATCGTAGTTGATACGTTCTTTAACAGCGTTTGCAGTAGGTCCGATACCGTAAGTATCGGTAGAAGTATCAAGACCACTGGGTACTAAAACAAACCCACCGCTGATTTTCTCTCCAAGAACCTGAACGTGACCTGCGTCATTTAACGCAAGTGCATCACCTGGCGAGATATCAGAGTCTGCAATGATATCGAGATTACTACCTCCAATAAAATTGACCGCATTGAAAAGAGCGGCATTACCCGAAGCTAAAGCGATATTTCCAGATGCTTGTGCAGCGATTCCGGAATTAGTTGCATCTTCGCCAAGACGCAGGGCTGCATTGCCGGATGCAGCGGCTTCGTCAGCACGGGCTTCAGCTGACCCATCAATGCCAATAGCATCGTTGACGAAAATGACGCCACTAGTGTTAGTTGCAAGAGCAACATCTAAGCGGCGAGTACCGGTATTTAGGTCACCACCGCCGACTAAACCGCTTCCAGCAACAAGAGTTCCAGGATTTACACCACTAATCGTGTCGCCGTCAGGCAACTGACTGAGCTTTCCATCAACAAATACAAGAGGAAGACGCTCAGTCATCGCTACCACCTAGTTAATTTTATTTTATCTGATTTCGTGATCTTAAGATCAGACAGTATAAGGGTAGTCTGGATTTAAGACCCAACCACCGTCAGGAGTGTACGTGTACTTCCAGCCATCCCATTCGCCTGGGTCAGTGACGTTTTCCCGCAGAACACAATTCGAAGTATCACAGTCAGCGATAATAAGATCGATATCGGAAGGATCTCCAATAACCGTCTGAGTATCACCGATGCTAACCGAAACAGAGTCTTCAAAAAGATAAAGACTCACGTTAGGAACGTCAAAATCTGCAAGGCGACAGATAGTTTTCATAGTCTTTTAAAGCACTTCAACAGTAT